AGCCATAGTTTCTTTTAAACTCCTCTATGTTATCTACACCTTTTGACAACAAATTATTACCTAATTCTTCTTTATGTCTTTTTATTTGATTTTTGATTGCTTGTAGTAGTTTTTCCATTGAGTGCTTTCGTTAATTCATTTAATGTATTATCAAAATCTTGTTTTAATTCTTTAGAAGCTATAGCAAATAATCTTGGTTTAATCACTTTAATAGATAATTTTTTATTTTCTAAAAATTTTTTAGCTTGTCTTATTTCTTCAGCTTTAATAGACATACTATTTATCACGTTTTGCAATTCGAGAAGCTGCTTCTACTATTTTAGCTTTTACTTCAGCATCTTTTCTAGTTTGTTGTCTCTCATTAGTCTTAACACCTTCTTCAAATCTTGCTTTACGAATATTTAATTCTTCAGTTTTTAATTTTAAATTTTCCATTTTCTCTTGCATCTCCATTTGCATCTGTTGTTGCTCTGGACTTGGCGGCATACTACCCATTAAACCTTGAGCAGCTTGAGCTGCTGCAGCTGCAATTCTATTTTCTTGTTCAATTGGAAGTGGTTTAGTTTCTTTATCTAAAAATTCTTCATTAAATTGACCACTTGATACTGGAGTTCCTTCTTGAACTTGAGCTTGCATTTGTTGTTGATATAAAAATGCTAAATGTTGACCCATATGCGCTAACATTTGACCATATATAGCTTGTTTAGCTTCAGGTGTTCCACCAAATCTTGGATCATTAATGAATTGTTGATGAACCATAAGATGAGCTTGATGGTCTTGTTCTTCAAAAACTTGAATAGGTTTACCATTTAATACAGCCATATTCTCAGAAACTGGATCTCTACGAGGAGTTTCTTTATCATCTATTAATAAATTTTCATAATCAGGTACATTTAAAGATTGTAAAAATCTTTTATAAGCTTGTTTTACATCAATAATCTGAGGAGCTTGTTGTGCTAATTGAAGTCCAGTTTGTGCTAAAGCAATTCTTTGAGCAGAAGATGAAATATTAGGATCAGATACTGGTACTACATCTATCGCTTGATCAAAATCTTTTCTTCTAATGATTTTTCTTTCACCAATAGTTTCATATGGATATTCATCGTCTAAATATTCTCCATTAATTTCATAAATTAATTTAAATTCTCTACCTTGAGCTTGATGTAATCGTTTATGTATAGCTGAAAATACTTTAGAACCTTGTTCTATAAGAGCAATAGTAGTTCCTACTGGACCAGATCCTGCGGATTGACCTACCATCGCATCTGCTATTGATGCAAAACGTCTACCTGATTCTGTCATTACTCCTAAAAGTTGAAGTAACGTAGGAGAAGGTTCTTTAAATGGAAGTGGTATAAATGATTTTCTTAAATCATCTCCATAAGCTTCTACTTCTACCCATTCTCCTGGAGATATAGTTAAATCTCCACCTTCAATTCTTGCTCCCTTAGCTCTAAAGCCACCATTTAAATTTGCGAATGCTGCTGAGTCAAGTAAAGCTCTTAAAGCTCCAGTGCTCGCATGCTGTAGACCGCCGATCATTTGTATTAAACCAAATCCATAAAAACCTAAACCTGGTAAATATTTATAATGAATAAAATAAGTTCTCTTACGTTTTAATTGATCTTCTTCTTTCCAGTTACGTCTAATTGATAATACAACTTGCATATCATAATCAATTGTAACGATATAAGGTAAAGCAACTCCATTTTTATCTTCTTCTAAATCTAAATCAACGTGCATTTCTAAAATAGTATGTAATCTATCAGCAGATGATGGAGACATACCTTCTAATCTTTGAAGTGTTGCTTGTATTTGATCATCTACATTAGTATCAGATTGAGTTTTAGATAAAGCAACATCTCTATAAAATCCTACTACTTGGTATCTTTTAATTTCATTTACAGATAATTTCATCACTTGAGTATATCTCTCGGCAGTTTGTAAATCTGTATTTTGATATGCTATTACAAAATCTTCTGCTGGAACAAATTTTGAACAAACTCTATCTAAAGTATCATCGAAGTATATTTTTTTAAATGCTGAACCTGATAATGATAAATAAAATAACATTTGATCTAATTCATTAAAGTAATCTGGAATTTGAGTAGTAAGTTGATAATTCATATAATCTTCAACTCTTGAAGCTTGTTCTATTTTCTTATCAGTAATTTTACCAATGATTTGAGTTTTTACAGGTCCTCCTGGAGGAAATAACTCTGCAATAGCTCTAGCTTGAAATTGAGTGGCAGCTTCCGCAAGTAATGGGTGATGTACTCCAGAAGCTCCCGGGAAAGGATCGTTTCTATCTTCAACAATTACGCCTAACATTTTTAGACCTTTAGAATATTGGTCTTCCCATTCTTTTCTTGAAGACTTATCATCTTCATAAGCAGTAACTAGTTGTTTTCCAATTCTTGAAACTTTAAAACTATCTAATGTCTCTGCAAGATTTTCATAATGATCACTTTTAAATTCTTCTTCAGCTTTATCAGTTTCATCTTCATTTATATCGACAGTAATCTTCTTACCTTCATCATCGGTATATTGCAGTTTCTGTTTATCTAGTTCTACTTCAAGTGCCATATTATTTTTTCTTTTTACCTTTAGGAAATCCAGCTTTCATATTTGCATATGCTTTTGGAGTTATAGTAGATTTAGATTTAGGTCTACTAGTTCCTGCTTTTTTTCTTGCATTTATATTTGCGTATAGTCCTTTTTTCTTTTTCATAGGTTTATCAGTTTGTTGTGGAAAGTTATTTCGTGCCAATGGCATTACTTTTTCTTTCCTTTTTTAATTACGCCTCTTGCCATTAAAATATCTTTTTTAGTAACTTTACCGTCACCTGACATATCTGGAAAAGACTTTTTATTTTTTTTCTTTTTTACCATTTTTCCTCTTTTAGTTTCTATATATCCTTTTTTCTCTAATCTTGTTTCTCTGGCTTCCATTTTTTTAGTTTCTTTATTCTCATGTGCCATTGATTCGTCTTTAGCTGCTCTCATTATTTTTTTCCTTTTCTTGCTTCTGATAAAGCAATTGCTATAGCTTGTTTTTTTGATTTAACTTTTTTCTTTGATTTTCCAATGTTAAGTTCTCCTTTTTTATATTCTTTCATAACTTTAGAAATTTTATTTTGTGCTTTTGTTTTTTTCATTGTTTAATACCTCCGGGTTCATACCCTATACATCTATAGTATAGTATAAAACAAAAAATCACTGGAATAAAGCGAATTATTCCAGTGATTAAACAATCAAAAAGGATCTTATTTTGAGAAGTTTGCTTTGTAGTCTTCAAAAGCATCTTTCCAGAACTTTTGAACTTTCTGATTATAGTCAGTCCAGAAGCTCTTAACTTTACTATAATCTAAATAATCTAAAGGGTTAAACATAATTATCTCCTATTGTTAATAATAGGTATATAATTATTATTTTTTACATTTACAGGTCTCTTCCTTAAATCTTTTAGCTCTTTGCTTTAACTCATATCTCCATAATTTATAAGATAACCATGAATTAAACTTATTTAATAATTTAATTATCATCGACATCTCCATCTTCTTCTAGCTTGTCTTAATCTTGAATTAGGATCTTTTGCAGCTTTAGGAAACATTTTCATTTGACCCGCTGATCTTGCACAATAAGATTTTCTTCTATTAGCTGATTTACTACCAGGTTTTACTTTACCAGTAACTGCTGTTGATAATTTAGAACCAGGATTAGCTCGTCTATATGCCATAACACCTTTACGTGTCATACCAGCACCTGATTTAGTAGGTCTAAAATTTCCAGATTTTACAGAAGTTTTAATTGGATTTTCTTTTCTCATACTCTTCCTTGTCCGTTATATTTTTTTTTATCAAAAGATTTATTTGGACTTTTAGAATGTCTTCCAGGTCTTTTCTTTTTAGTTCTTTTATAAAATAAACCCGTACCGTATGGATTACTTTTTTTTGCCATTTTTCTTCTTTGGCTTTTTAACAGTCATAGACTTTTGTAAACGACCTAAACCAGAACCTGAACCAGCTGATATTTTCATACTTTTCTTTTATCGTAAGGATTTGGTTTATCTTTATTTTGGAATTTTTCTCTACGACCTTGTGGGTAGACATCTTTTTCTAAAGGAGATTTTTCTTTAGAGATTGGAACCACTTCGGCAACATCTGAATCTTCTTCATCTTCCATATCATCTTCATCTTCTCTTGCTGAATCTTGATCTTCCATATATCCATCATCATCAAATAATTTTGCTTTTGATATATCTTCAAATTCTACATCTAAAATATCTTTAGTAACTTCTTTAGTATTTTTTGCCATTATTAACCTCTTGATTTATTTTGTCCTTTTTTAAAACCATTATCATCAAATGATTCGATGCTTCCTATATATTCAATATCTGGATCAAAGTAAAGTTTCTTTCCTTTATTCTTTTCTCTTTCATCGTCTATATACTTTCTTTCTTCTTCGTTTAAATAGTAATCACCTTGAAGGGCTATACCTTCATCTATCATGTCAACAACTGGAGTTTTTTTTACCATTTTTGTTTTTCATTTTAGACTTAGAAGGCATTAAACCTTTTTCTAATTTTTTAGTATTAACTTTTTTCACTATTAAATTACTCTCTTAATGATAATACCTTGTGGTTTAATTCCCATTAAACTTTGTTCAAAGTTTTCACGATCAACTTTTTCTTGATCTACTTGTTTTACAATGTCATTTGCATTATCTTGCATTGCTCTTTTAAGCATTGCTGCATCTTCTTTAGCACTAGGAAACTTTTCGTAAAATCTTTTATTAGAAGCTTTTACATCTTCTATTCCATATTGTTTATTATTCTTCGCCATCTAAATCCTCCGGTTTCGATAATCGTTGTGAAACTATACCCTGAAAACAAGTTTGTGTAAAGCTAGGAATCATCATATCAGATATAGGATTTTCGGGATGATCTGCATAGTAAGATATACAAGGAGTTCCTTTCTTATCCCATGCTACTAGAGCATAGCCCTTTAGATCCATTCTATCTGTAATAGCTATAGCCGCACTATGTAAACAATCTATAACTTTATCATTTTCATGACGAGCTAATACTCGTGATGATGGCTTTCTATTAAAAACGTTAAGAGTAATAACGTTTGTGTTTTCTGTATTTTGTAACTTTTTCGTCATAATCTTCTTCAGGGTCATCTGGGTGTACTACTAAAAATCCTTCACGTATTCGCATAAGAGCTTGTACACATGTATCGTGTACGTCATCATGCTTTCCGTAAGGAAATTGAGCAGATTCCTCTATTACGTCTTTAGTCCATTCTTTATCAAGTGTAAAGACTAATCCTCCTTCAAACATACTTGCAACTCCATGTGTTCTTGAAACTTTATCTCGCTCAGGAGAGAATGTAATAACAGGTACCCCTGATCTTCTCATATCTTGTATTAAAGATTGACCCGAGGCACGTTTTTCAATGAGCACTCCATCGGGCATCCATTCTTTATAACTATCTTGCGCACGTTTTCTTAAATCTGGATATTCTAATCTTTCTTTCCATGCGTCTAATAATATACATGCAGCATAAGGTTTTTTTTCTTGATCTCGTGCTGTAAAAACTCCCCATGTAGTACACGCACTAAAGTCGGCTGTAGATGATGTACTAAACGCCGTATCATAAGATTGAAGTACATAACTTAATACGGGAACTTTTTTATCTTCGTAAATATTCCACCAATCTCTTTTAATAATAGATCCTTCTTCATTAGAAGGTTGTTGTTGATAAAGAGATTGCCATACACGTTGACCTACTGTATTTTTAATTTTTTCTAAATCTTCTTTAGAGTATGCTTCTGGCCATAACGCATTACCACTATTATCAATGGCCGGTAGATCCAATATTTTCCACTTCTCTTGAGTATCTTGTAAAATGAATCCAGCTAAATCGTCTTGATGCCATCTTGTTTGAATTAATATAATTTTACCACCAGGTTGTAATCGTGTGTAAGCTACCGATTTATACCAATCTATTAAATTTCTTCGTTGAACTTCTGATTCAGCATCTTCTCTTCCTTTTATCGGGTCATCTATAATTAATAAATGCGCACCTCTACCTGTAATCGCTCCACCAGCACCGACCGCACTATAAGTTCCACCTTGCATTGTATGAAAACGTTTCGCACTCGTAGAGTCAGATCGTAATCCTACTTGTGGAAATACTTTATTAAAATCAGGCGATTGAACTTGGTTCCTTACTTTACGACCAAAGTCATCAGCTAACTCTTGAGCATAAGTAGCTTGTATAATAAATTCGTTTGGATTATTTCCAAGATACCATGCGGGAAAGAACTCACTACATAACATAGACTTTCCATGTCGTGGTGGCATAAAGACAGCAAGTCTTTTTAATTCTCCCGCTTCTAA